ACGCTATCGAAACTTTTTGGGGCTATTACTTTACGATGAAATAATCTATATAATAAAAATATGCGAAAACAATTATTTATGTTAGCTAAGGATAAAGTTAAAAAACTATTCCCTGGAAATAAAGAAAAACAAAAACTATATACTGATGAGTATGATAGTGCAAAAATACATATGTCTCATACATCTGCTGATAGTTATGCAAGAGGTGAAGTGAGAAGAAAATTTACACCTAAAAAACCTAAAGGTAGAAAGTAATGCCTGGTGGACTTAAAAAGAAATCATTAAGAACTGAATTAGATTTAACTCCAAAACAAAAAATGTTTGTTGAAATCTATGTTAAAGATTGGGGTTCTATTACACAAGCTGAAGCTTTAAAACGTGCAGGCTATGTGTGTACCAATGAAAAAGACTATGGATCTGTTGCATCTAGAATGTTATCTAGAAAGCACAGCCCACACATTGCAAATTATTTTGATAAACTATTTGATCTTGAAAAAAAGAAATATGAAAGTGACAACCTTAGACGATTCAAAAGGTTAGAAAGAATTGCTGACAAAGCTGAAAAAGATAAACAATATGCTGCAGCTATAAATGCTGAGTATAGATCTGGTCAACTAGCAGGTGCTTATGTTGATAGAAAAGAGGTTACTGTTAGTGGTTTGGAGGGTATGTCACGTGAGCAACTTGAAAAAAAGCTTGAGGAACTATCAAACAAAATCGATGGCTTCAATGCCAAAACGATTGAGGTTGAGTCCGAAGACGTTACAGCAATTGAAGAAAGCTAGTTGGTCGGAATGGTTAGATGTTTTTAACCAAGTACATAACTCCACCATCACCACTTCAATTGGTAAAATTAAGGTAGAGATTGATGACTAAAAAGAAACGACAACAATCTAAAATATTAAACTTTGATTTTAAGAATCTCGGAAACATCATTGATGATTATCCGTTTGTTGAAATAGAGTGGCTTGATATTGAAGGTGATGCTGGTTGGAGCAGCACAAAAGATTTAAGCAAAGAACAGTTGCCTGTATGTGTATCTAAAGGTTACTTACTTAGTCAAAAAAATGGAATTACAAGAATATTTAGTGATTACATTAAGTCTAAAGATAAACCAACGTTTGACAATATTGGTGCAACAACTATTATTCCAACAGCAGTAATTAAATCAATTAGGAAATTAAAAATATAAAATACTTACTTAATCATGTCTAATAAAAATGGGGAAACTAGGCTATGGCAAAAGGTAAAAAAAGGACTGACTAATTGCTTCTTAACCCGCGTAGAATCTAGTACAATCAATGGTATTCCTGACGTTCATGCTGTAATGAGTAATGAAGTTTTTTGGATAGAATTAAAATCAGATTCATTAAGTTATCCGAAGCTAAATAAATGGCAAATTGTATGGATTAACAAATACATTATGGCTGGTGGTAAAGTTATTATCTTGGGTGAGACCCCTTTGAAGAGAACCCTTAAACTGTACAGACCGGTGTCCGTTTTCACTGATCCTCGTTCCCTCGTGCCGTTTGCCTCGTTCTCGTTCCCGTTACAATGGCCAATGGTCCAGCGAAGGATGCTAACGGAGCTGGGATCCAGTCCTGATGCAGCGTAGCTCTCGTTCTCGTGCCCTGGCCACTGATCTTTTCCCTCTTTGTTTGATCAGTGGCCTGGGGACCCGCAGCAGGTGATACTGCTCAGGTCTCGTTTGTCGTTGACAAACCTTTCTCGTTCTCGTTAAACTAACCATCACTGGTCCCATCAGCAGCAGCTGGTGCTCAGGATGCAGGTGAAGCTCTCGTTTCTCGTTCTCGTTTCTGGATAAATCTCGTTCTCGTTCACTGGACAACGGCAACGTCCCTGCAGCTGGAGCTCGATGGTGCTGGGATCTCCTTCGGTAGAAACTTTTGCTTGACGAGTATCCCATGATGTCGTATGGTCAGACTAAACAAAGGAGAAACAATGGCGATAGATTTCGATGCCCTCGATCTCGTTCGAGGAGAGAACAAATCTCGTTCTTACAGCAAGAAGATAGATGAGCTCACGCAGCAGGTGACTGACCTTCAGGAGCTGGTAACTGATGTGGTAAAAGAATTACCAGAGGAAAAGAAATGGTCGTTTGAAGAAAGATTAAAAAAAATAAAATAAGGGGTTGACAGGTCTCCCATCGTGTCTTATATGTAGGACGCGCCAGATGCAATTGCAGGCAATCTAAGGTACCGCAACTGGCGTTAACCAAAGGAGAACTATGAACAAAGAAAAAGATAAACCTGTTGAGCAAGAAGATAAACCTGAAGAAGGCAAAGTATACGCATTGACCGGTGCCCGGGGCACGCGCTGCATTGCAAACGGAAATACATGGAAAGACTCGGAGGTGAAGGATGACTGATGAGCTGAAGGAATGGTTTCTGATGCCAAGCATCAGCGAATGCCTCGCTGAGTATCAGAAGCAGGATATAGGATTAATTGCAGACATTGCTAAGCACGGCTGCTCAGGCGGAGTGTCGGGTCTGACGTATTACGCAGAAACTACTGCGTTTCATGATCACCATCAAGAAGAGATCTGGCAGCTGGTCCGGGACCACGCAGATGACTCTGGTCTGAAGAACGGTGAGTTTTTGCAACACATATCGCAAGATCCAACTTCGTTGACTGGATTAGTTAATGATCTCGTTTGGTGGGCGGTCGAAGTTCGGGCCCAGGAGCTGCATGCAGAGGCACCTGCAGCTGGAGCTTCCACATGACCTTCGTTGTCGTTTGGCTCTGTCTTCTGTTTATGTTCCCAGGTTTCACATTAGCTGGCACTGGGATCCTGATGCTCTCGCTCGTTGGAGTGCTGTGATGTTCACATGTCGTCTCGTTTCTAGAGTTGCATGCACCTGCGCAGAAGCTACTGCTGGTTACAGGACTTGCGCTGGAAACTCTGATGGTAAAGCTCGGTCTCGTTTGAGTGAATGGATAGGTTTAGGGTTAAAGTAATGTTGAGCATCTGGGGACGCTGGAAACTGCTGTGGTAAGAAGAATGGTTAGGTTTCTACTTTAGAATGGTTCTAAAAGATAATTGTTGCAAAGGTATATAAGATACGATAAGAGGTATTTGTGGGATTGGAAATACTAGTTATTAATTTGCCTTTCCCACAAAACTTAAACAAAGGAGAAAAGTTATGGGATTAGATCAACACGCACACCTTCGAGGTCAAAAGGTAGATTGGGAACAATACTATTCTGATGATGATTACGGAGAGAAAGAAAAAGTTTTCGTGTGGAGAAAACACGCAAGACTTCAACAGTTCATGGCAAAGAAGTGGGACGAACAAAACCAACACCATGAGCATGAGGGAATGCTTTCAAGTTTAGGTTTTAATTCTGATTGTGAAGCCCCTGTATATATAACTCAAGAGGTGGCGAAAGAGTTAGCCGAGCAGATACAGAAAGACTATAAGGACTATCCTGCAACAGATGGATTTTTCTGGGGGCAACAGTTCCAAGAGGAAAGCGTCAAGGACTACAAGGAACAAGATATCAAGTTCTTGAAATTCTGTGAACAAGCTATCAACGAGAAAAAGGTCGTTGAATATTGGTGTAGTTGGTAATGGCTAAAGATAAAATTAACGAGGCGACTACTGTCGCCTCGTCTCGTTCTCGTGGTGGAAATAAGAAAGATAATAAAACTAAACAACAGCACGGCACGGCACGGGAACTTTTATTCACCCAAAAAATAAAAAGACTATTTAATATGTTAGAGGATAATAATGCTAGTTATACTATTGCTAGACCTAATAAACTTAATTAAAAAAAAGATAAATAACTTGTTGCATAAGATTTCATAAGATGTATTAATTAGAGGTATTTATAAAAATACATAACTTAACAAAGAGGTAAAAATGCCAAACGCGATAAAGAAGCTAAAGCAAGACGAAAAAAAAGTTGTTGTTGCTTATGTTAAACTAAAGCTTAAAGCAAATAGACTATCTAAAGAGTTAGATACAATGAAACAAAACATTGTTGATTGCTTTGAGAGAACAAACCAAAACTTGATTATTGTTCAAGATGACAATGGCGAAAGTTTTGGATTACAAAAAATAAATCGTAAAAGAAAAAAGTTTGAAACAGCAAACTTTAAAATTGCTCATAACGATTTGTATAATAAATTCACTACTGAATTAGAATATAGTGAATACAAAGCGATCGGAGATAACAATGCCCAATAAATTATATTCAACTATGCGAGGTCTTAAATCTAAAAAAAGATTTAGTTCAGTTCAAAGAATATCATTAATAAGCAATGATTATGCAATTAGAGATTATAAGAAAAAAACTTTAATTCCTATTCATAAGGTTGCTGTTGGTAAATGGTTATTCAATGGTAAAAAGTTCAACAAACTATCGGACATTAATTGGAGACATTGCTATGCCAAATAATGATTTGATTAACATTGCTAATGTATTGAGTGAAAAGTTAAACTCTAATGCACCTACATCACTTGCTGACATGGTGGTGGACAATGGGCAAAAGAAACAGTTGAACTATGAGATCATGTTCCAACTATTAATGGGCGAGTGTGAAAAGCACATACTTGAAAACGTTGGCAACCCAATCGTTGACGAGTTCAAGGACAACATACTTAAAAAGTTCAGCACCCTTGTTCAAGCAATACACAGTAATGAATAAAAAACAAATGATTGAATACCTTTGTAGTTTAATTAGAAAAAACTACAAAGAGTATTCTAAAATGGATAAATCAAATTACTTTTATCCCTTATATCGTGAGGGCTTTGAGCATAATGTATATGCCCTCAAGATTGTTAAACAAATAATATAAACACATAACCAATGGCGTCTTAACTGACGCCATTGGTGTATCTAGCCTGTACCTATTACAAGGCTCTTATCATATACAAAAATCGTTTTTAAAATTGCAGGTCACAGGGTTCGCGTTCTAGGGCTAGGTTTTGTAAGGCGTAAGGGTTTACAAAGTAGGATATACAAATATACTAGGGTCCCAAACGAGATGAAAATAGAAAACCTAACTGAAGAAGAATTAAAAGATATAATTCTTAAAAAACAATTAGAGTGGATCAAGCTGTGCCAGGATAATTTTTTAATTTTTGCCGAGTCTGTTTGGCAAGATTTTATCTATCGTAAAACAAAGGACCCAAAGAAATACGGGCACCATCAAATTATTGCTGAGTCTTTCCAAGAAATTGCTGATGGAGATGCAAAGAGGCTCATAATCAATATGCCACCACGTCATACTAAATCTGAATTCGCATCTTATTTATTCCCTGCTTGGTATATTGGAAAGTATCCAAAGAAAAAAATTATGCAAGTTTCACACAACGCTGAACTTGCTTCAAGGTTCGGTAGCAAAGTTCGTAACTTAATGAATACCAGAGAATATAAAGATATTTTTGGAAGTGTTACACTTCGAGAAGACAGTAAAGCAAAAGGCAGGTGGGAAACCAATCATGGTGGTGAATACTTTGCAGCGGGTGTTGGCGGATCTATCACAGGTCGAGGGGCCGATTTGCTTATCATTGACGATCCACATACGGAACAAGATTCCTTATCGGACACAGCTATGGAACGTGCTTATGAATGGTACAGTTCAGGACCCAGACAGCGTTTACAACCAGGAGGAAGAATCTTAGTTGTTATGACTCGTTGGGCTACCGATGATCTTACGGGAAGGTTGGTTAAGGCTCAGAGTGAAACTAAAGCAGATCAATGGGATGTAATTTCTTTTCCTGCAATCATGCCTAATGATAAACCTGTATGGCCTGAGTATTGGGGTAAAGATGATTTAGATTCTGTGAAAGCCTCAATCTCTACAAAAAATTGGAACGCACAATATATGCAGGACCCTACCTCAGAAGAGGGTGCAATTATAAAAAGGGATTGGTGGCAGGATTATGATAAAGAAAATTTACCAAAGTTATTACATGTGATTCAAAGTTATGATACTGCATTTTCTAAAAAAGAAACTGCTGACTATTCTGCTATTACCACCTGGGGGGTATTTGAACCTGTAGAAGGTTATGAGAAAGCAATTATATTATTAGATGCTCAAAAGGGACGTTATGATTTTCCAGATTTAAAAAATGTTGCATTAGAGCAATATCAATACTGGGAACCGGAAACCGTAATTGTAGAAGCTAAAGCATCAGGACAACCACTAATACATGAGCTTAGACGTGCAT